GATAGGAAAGACGATTCATATAAACTGCAATCATATAGTATCAATGAGGATTTAGTCGAGTTCGTATCTAAGTTTGAAAAACATATTCAAGATGGGAGTGTTAACTAATGTCAATCGTTAAACCGTCAGAAACATGTAAACATCGTATTGTGAACTTTGAAACTGGTGAGGTTATTGATTGTGACCATATTCCCACTATCCGCTCTCGTATTAAAGAGTGGGCAACGCAAACAAATGTTAAATATTCCTCAGTTCAAGCTATCTCTAGTTCCAGACATGTGGCTCACTACCTCATGTCTGTTTTCTACGACTACAAATGGAGTACATGTGATGTATGTAATAAACCTATTCAACGTAAAGACATGGAGTTTGTAGAAGATAGCAATGAGGTTTGTCTAGTGGCTATGTGTAAACATTGTGATGATGAACTACAGGAAGATATTGATGATATGCACCCGACAAATGAGGACATTGCTGAATGGCAAGGTAACTATAATAATGATTTTGATTTTGATATTGATTTTGATATTGATATTACTGACAATGATTTAAACAGTGAAGATGAATTAAATGAACTAACAGAATTAACAGAATTAACTATAGATATTGAAAATTGTAAGATTTGTGATGGAAAAGGTGAAATTTGTGAAAATGGAGAATGGTTTACTTGTGATTGTGAAGAGGATGATTATGAGTTTGAAGAAATACTAAACACGTTAGAAACACATATTGAAGAAAACTAAAAACCTTTCACATGGCCTAGGGAATTCATTTTCCCTAGTTCAAATGAAGGGTTTTTCCCTATCAAAAAAAAAAAGTGGAGAGTGATTGTAATGTTAAACGTAAAACAAACAGTTAAAGGTAATAAATTGGTAATCGAGATTGATTTAACACAAGAGTTCGGTATTTCAAAATCTGGTAAGTCTGTAGTTATTGCAACAACATCTGGTAACAAGAATGTGAGAGATAACATTATGATGGGAATTAATGTTTACAAACCAGCAAAATAAATGTAGAATATAATTGTGTCATATGTCATATACTATATTAAAACCACAATAAAAAGGAGTGTTCATGATGAGAGTTGAACCAATCAATAAACATACAGTTTTAAAGCAAGTTCGTACTAACGGAACATGGGAGGGATACATTGCTCCAAATATGGTAAATAGTTTTCATATTACTGATGGTTGGCACTTAGGACATAAGATTCTTATTTCAATTGGACGTGATGGTAAATACTACGTTGTTAGTTGGTATAATGAATACAAAGAACTTGAAGATACACTAAATAGCTTTAAATATTACAATTGCAATTCTGAATTAGGAAAAACAGTAAAATTTTGGGAGGTTAATTAATATGGGAATGTCAGTAAATTTACATGCGAATACAGGTGAAAAATTCAGAACTAAAGGATATGTCACTGAGGGTACTTTAAATACAGAACCATATGCCGTAATTGGTGTTAGTGTTGGTGAAGGGTATGAAGTACAAGATATAACTATATTCTTAACTCAGGAACAAGTGCATCAATTGAAGTTAACTCTATGTCAAACGGATAGAACGTTCAAACGATATTTAGAAAAACAGGCTTTGATGAAAGAAGTTAACGAGTAGGTTGTAAGCTAGGAACTAGGGAAACAACATACATATTCCCTAGTTCCACTGGTTACATGCTATACAAATAAAATTCGTGGAGGAATTTAAAATGAATTATACTATTGATGTTGTAAAGGTAAATGGATTGGAAATACCATGTCATCGTATTGATAACGATAGGAATGGTAATCCACGTTATGTAGTTCACTTTCTCAACTTAGGTATTGAATTAGCTGATTATGGTAAAATTTCTGGTTTAACAAAGTATCGTGCAAAATGGTTTGGTGGAGGTTATGTATTCCAATCATATAACATACTATTCACACTACAAAAAGCACTTGATTTAGTAAACAAATATTACACAAAGGAGTGGGCTATCTAATGAAAATAGTTGAATTGTTTGGTGAAACATATAAGGTTTCTGATTATGATATGGTAGTATTTGATGACAAAAAAGTAGTGGCTACTGCATTAGTTCCTAAACAATTAACAGCTAATGATATTGATAACATTATCTGTACTGCTATAGAAGGTGGTATTGGGTATTGGGCACGTACTCATAGAAAATTAATGGAATGGGATGTAAAACCAACTAATATGTGTGTATCTGAATATCTAACTATTCGATTGCTTAGTGGTAAAAGTGTGTATTTTGTCGATAGTGAATTAGAATTAGAAGATGTATGGGAACTTACTTTAGATAAATTAGTAAAGGGATATGCTCAAAATTGCAATGAACGTCCACATGATTGTGATTTAGAACAAGGTGACGCAACTACATGTGATTGCATTATACAATATGCATTATTTGGAGAGTTGGTGTATGGATGATTGGATTCAAATGTCATACATGTAAAGGGTTTATATCAGCAGGAAAAATTGGTCATCCAACAAAAATGTATTTTAAATGGAAAGATAAAACACGTATGACAAAAGTTCATGTGTGTAAGTCTTGTTGGGATAAGGCACGTAGTTTAAAAGTTGAGGAATGGAAAAAATAAATATATGCTATATGTTGCATATCATATGATTTTCTGCTAATATTAATATCAAGGGGTTGGTTAATCCCAATCCCTATTATAAAGGAGTGAGTCAATTGACTACAGAAAGATTAACTAAAGAGCAATGGGAAATAGTTATTTCTAATATCGAAGAATCTGGTGAATCAATTGAAATTACATGGTTGGATGGTTCGGATGAATGGTGTTTAAATGTGGATTGTGAATTATTAGAAGATGGTTTTAAATCGGAAAGAGAAGCTATGAATCGGTTAATAGAAATAGGAGGTTATTAATATGTCTACAACGTTAAATGATTGGAACTACAGAAAGATAGGTACTATTAAGAAAACTATACTACGCAAGGATATCGAACGTGGTGTCAAGTTTTTAAATGAAATGGCCTACAGTAATCATGGAGGTTGTACTCGTTCAAGTGCCATGTTTTGTCTGGAACTAAAGAAACATATTGACTTATCAACTGTACACCGTGTGGATTTTAAGAAAACACGTGGTCACTGGTTTACCGTTACGGCTTACACTACAGAAGGATTTACTATCCAGTTCAAAGGATTCTCATTTGGTTATTGGGGTGAGGGTTCACGTGGTAGCATGGCATTTTTAAAAGAATGTGGATTCAATAAGGAACAAATTAATAAGATATTTACTATTGCTGATAAAGAAAATACAAAGTTCAAGCTAATGAGGAGGTTGGGATAATGTTAAATGAGTTCATTGATAAAATTGGTGGTAATGAAGATGATTTACGATTAATAAAAAATAAATTTAACATAACAATGACTGAATTAGTTAAAAAGTTAAATGAAGGTGATTTTTATACATTCTCTAATTATACTTACTTTTTCATCTGGATGTGGAGTGATTTATCATCAGAGAGTATTCTTAGAAAACATTTAACAAATGACTTAGAACCAGATACAGAGCAATACATTATTATGCCTAATGGTGTAGTAGTATTTATGTTCATTTAATTCAAATTAATAAGGGGGATTAGACAATGGAAATCCGTATACAGGTTGGTCTAGGTAAAAAATTAACTGGTACTGTTTCATGTGAAACATGTGAAAAATGTGGTCAATTGTCTGTACTTTGGATTAAAGATAAATATGCTACAATGTCCTATGGTTGCTCTAGTTCAAAATGTTGGGAGAAAAGGGTAAATGATTAACATATGACGATATTAAAAGCATGGAAACTAAACAACGAATTAATAATATCATGGAAGGATGGAGTGATTAACTTGAACACATTAGAAACTCTGTATCATTTGATGAATATAAAAGCAAAGATACCAAATGAACCTATTCGATATCTATATTTAAGAAACGTATGGGGTATGGAACAGGCTATGATTGGTTTATGTGAAGGTAAAAGTCAGGGATATGTATCAACGGCCTTAAAACAGGCCAATGCTACAGTTCCAGACCAATCATTCAAGGATAATACGGCTAACTTATTTACGGCTGAGGAAATTAAAAATATTCAGTTTCTACCTAGAGATATTATTGGTGATGTACAATTTATTGCCTTTGTGAATGACATTTTACAATTAGAAATAATACATCCATTCTTTCAATTTTACACATACAAAACTAATACACGTATTACGGCATTATCCAATATGGGTGTACGTCAAATTAGATTACAAGAAATATTCAAAAAGAGTCAATCTTCAATATCTATGTTAGTTAAACGGTTAAAAGATTCAGTTGATAAGTATGAGCAAGAAAGTCGTTATGATAATACGGCTGAGTATCGTTTAGTAGTTAAGTCAATTGTAGTACCAAATAAATTTATTCCAGCTGGTGGTCAGGTATGGTAATGGATTACAAACGTACTTCTAATTATCGTCCAATTGAATATGTAGTCAATGAGAAAGGGTGTCACATTGGTATCTCTCATACTCATGATAAAGATGGATATATGAAAATCCAACGTAATAAAAAATGTTGGCACGCTCATAGATGGGTGTATACTCAAACATATGGAGATATACCTAAAGGTATGGTAGTAATGCACTCATGTGATGAACCATCATGTATTAATATTAACCATCTTTCTTTAGGTACAATTAAAGATAATAATCATGATATGATTCGTAAAGGTAGAGATAATCTATATGGAAATAAAGGGAGGAAATTACAGTAATGTATAATATCAGTGATATCAAAGTGAGAATAGAAATGATTAATACAATGGAATCTGGAACATATCATTTTAAAACTGTAGATAGTATGCCAGCAATGGTAGTAGTTGATAAAGGAAAGGGGATGGATGTCAAGTATCTGAATGAAAAATTATGGTGGGAATGTATCGAATATAACAAAGAAGGTATCTATCAATGTGATTGGGTAGAAAAAGCAGATAAACCACATGCTTTTCAAAGAAAGGATGATTTAAACTAATGGGTAGATTTTTTGAAGTAGCAGATAAATGGAAAAAAGTAGACATTGAATTACCAAAACGTAGTACTAAAAAATCTGCTGGATATGATTTTTATACGGCTGAGGATGTTTCCATAGTTCCCATATGGAGAAGTGTCATTCACAATTTAACTATCAAGCCACAAAAAGTGCATACAGGTATTAAAGTATCAATGGAAGATGATGAAGTTTTACTTGTTTATAATCGTTCTAGTAATCCTATTAAACGTTTGTTAAATTTAGCTAATGGTGTAGGAGTGATTGATGCTGATTATTATGATACTGGTGAAGATATTTCCTTTGATTTTTGGAACTTTGGATTATTTCCACAACATATTGATAAAGGTACTAAAATTGGTCAGGGTGTGTTCCAGAAGTTTTTAAAAGTGGATGCTGAAAAACCTGTATTAACTAAACGCACTGGAGGAAATGGTAGTACTGATGTAGAATAATTTAACATACGAAATTTGTTGATGACTGTAGTAAAATTTATTTCTTTTGGTTATAATAAGCCTACAGTCATCAAATGCAAATGTAATGCATATACTTTATAAACTAAAACTTTGGAGGTATTAATTATGAAATGTGTAGCATGTTCAAAAGAATTGTCAAAGAAAGACCTTGTATTCACTGAGGATAAACATCCATATTGCTCTAATCCATTCACTTGTAATGACGCTCATCCAAACAGTGTCCACAATATTATCGCACGTGGTGGAGCCGTTAAGATGTTTACGGAGGAGGAACTAGAGACTAGTATCTTTGACCGTTTATCTATATCTGAGGAAATGAAAGACCGTATCATGAAAATTGCCAGCAAGCCGCAATCAATCCGTTTGTCGAAATATGAGATTGCTTATTATTTATTGCAACTACAGGAATCAAAGGAACTAACAAGTATTTCTGAAGCTATCCGCTATTGTGTCAACTTAGCAATGAAAGTGGAGCCAGTGGATGGTGTTGAAGCACCTGATAGTGTAGAATCACCTGATGAAGATTTTTCAACTGATATAAATTTACCATTGGATGTACGTAACCCTATTGCTAATTCTGAGCCGCTACCAGAAGTAATTGAAAAGTCTAAAGGTGTGAAGATTGTACCTAAAGGTAAAGATTTAATTATGGCACAACTTAATAATATTACAGATGATGACTTAACATTCTAATGGAGGTGAGTGTGTATGGCTGAAATTAAAATTAAATTAGATGACAAACCAGCTTTATCTGCTTTACTAAATAGTGATAGAGATTCAGCTAGGTCAATCATGGGTACTTTTATTAATCTGATGGAAGTAGCCGCAAGTAAAAATTGGCACCAACTACCAAAGGTCATACACACCAGCCTATCCTTTTCGGATGTGGTTGGTGGTGTATTGGATGCAGTAATGACTACAAATGAAATTGACCCTTCTGCATACGCTACATTAGAAAGTGACTTACATCCATTGGCTCTTATTTCAGACCAACGGAAAAACTTAATCACTGGTGAACCAGAAGTATATGATTGGAAGTCACACTTTGCATTAGATACTGATGACGTTTCACGTGAAACATTGGAACACATTATTCGTAAGGTATTGTATCTTGTTCGATGGTTTGACATTGAAACTGTATCGAAGTCACTTATCACCAATCAATTTCCTGTAGTTGATAATAAAGACATTCAGAAACTACCTTTTCAACCAGCACTTATGTATCAGGTAAAGAACTTAGGGGAACTACATGCAGGTAAGTTCTTACATGACATCGGTGCTTTTAATTGTGGTACCGTTGATGTAGATGCAGAAGATTGTCCAGCATGTACTGTAGGTGATTTGAAAAATGTTACTGGGCATTACAAAGTATGTCCACGTTGTAATGCTGGGTTCACAATAGAGGAAACTATTTCCTAGTTCCTCTATTTTTTAAAATAGTTGCATGTCATATGTCACATGGTGTATACTAATATCAGGAGGTTGGGGAGCATGGAATTAGAAATCGGTGGAGTATATGAAATTGTAAGTGAATTCGATAATAGATATGTAGTTCGTATTGATGACATATTAAGCAATAGATATGATGTTACAGTACTAGAAAATGGGGATGACAAACGTCCATACAGTGGTCATATTCATAAAACGGCTGGTTTATTGAAAAATGGTACCGTTACACGATTGGATAAAGCAATTGCGGAACTAAAGGAAGCATACAGTAAACGTGGTAGACGTACACCAGTTGAAATTGAAATTGATAACTTAATCGAACATGTACAACGAAATTTTAAATTAAATCAGCTATGGAATGACATTAACAAAGCATTAGATACAGGTGATGTTGACACGTTTGTTACACTTAGTAAAGAGTACGCAAAACTTAAAAAGAAGGTGACTGCATAATGGGATATGGTGTCGAATGGAGACATACTTCTTGTGTCGTGTGCGGCAAGGGTTTTATGGATGATTGTGGTGATAGTGTCTGTAGTTCCTCATGTGAACGTCAATATGAACGTGACTATGCGAAATGTGAAAAATGTGGGGATGAAGTAGGTGAAGATAATTTAAATGATGGTGTTTGTGAAACTTGCGAGGAGGATGAAGAATGAAAACTAAACAGAGATTTTTACAATTAAAGCCACGTTTGGAATTAGCTACAGATGAAGAACTATTTACGGAACTAATGAAACGTATAACAAAAAAGCATCCATCCATTTGTTATTTTATAGACCAAGTAAATAATTACCGACAATGGGATATTCATGCATCAAGTAGTCCATCACTTATTGTAGCTGATAAATTAAATTAAAAAAAAAATAATAGGGGCAGATACTCAACTAGACTACACCAGACCCCTCCTAAAAATTGGAGGGATACTAAATGGGCATACTACGTACTCACTTACTACAAATGAAAGATGAAAATCCAAAAGAATATGAAAGATTAATGCAAGGTTATGAAAATGAAGATGAATTTGTACGTGAAGCATTAGGATTAACTGACAAGGCAATGAGCCACTACAACAACATGAGAGGAGTCACATACAATGACTAAAGAAGATTTAATTACAGAAGCGTTTGGAGCACTCAATAGTTTCAAAAGGCATCGTGCATTAGTAGATATTAAACCACAGGATAAGCAATATCACACAATTCAGATGTACAAAATGTTCGATAAATTAGAGTTATCATTACGTGCCATTAATAAAGAGTTCAGAGGAGCCGCTAACGATGAATCTAGCGATTAAATTTATATACATTGGTATTGTATTTATAATTACATTAGGTTTTGGATTGATGGGGATTGGGGCTTATATGCTCCTACCTAAGTCTATCCGTAGGAGGATTGAGAACTTTCATGACAAATGAAATTATTATAAGAAAATGTGAAAATTGCGGAAACGATAGAGAAGAATATTTAAATCACTACTGCAAGACGTGTTTAGATAAAATGACAGAAAATAACAGTATCGAAACTAAATAGGGAGTGGATGGTATGGGGAAATTGTTTGGTCTTGTATCACAAACGAGTGATTACCATGAAATTTTAAGAATGGCATGGGCAACTAAACACCCTTACCTGTTCACCCTAATCGAGATAGCTAATCCTACTCTATTCATCATACTTATCATAGCTGGGTTTAACATGGTAAATGGGATTTTTAGGAGGAAACAACAATGGCAAAGAGGACGCTGATTATTCAGAATGACCGCTTTGCCTTATATGACCCAATCGCAAGGATGTGGAGAATATACCCTATCAAATAAAAAATACATTGCATATAGCATGTTTCATGTGGTACACTATTCCTAAATACCACATAACAGGAGGAAATTATTATGTCAGTTCAGAGACTACACGCATTGGAGAAAACATCTATTCAAGCAAGACATACAATCAAGCGATTGGAAATGTTCATTGAGACAACTAGAGATTTAGTTGAAAAGGATATTGCAGAGGATGTACTAGAACAGTTTAAAACTATCCGTAAATTAATACCAGAATCGTATCAAGATGTAGACTTAAATTCAAAGGAGTGACAACGTGAAGTATTGGTCAGACAAACACTTTATATACATTAGCGGTAATACGTATCCACGTAGAGACTACATTAAAGAGACATTATCAGGTGTATGGTTCGATAACAAAAAAGGTAAAGGCTATCGTTTTCCTAAGAATGTATTCACTTATAGGGAACTATGGAAAGCCTTTCCTGAGTTACAAAGTAATACAGAATTTATTGAAGATGGTAAGTTAACTAAAACTGATATGGAATACTGGATAGGTAAAAAAGAATTCGGTGCTATGCTGGATTATGGATTACGTCCTTATCAAAATGATGATATTGCTTATCTTAAATCAAGAGGTTCTTCCTTAGTTCTAAATGAACCACGTACAGGTAAGACTCCTACAATGATTAAGGTAATGGCGGCATTGAATAAACGAAGGAATATTGTAATATGTCCTAGTTCCCTAGTTCTAAATTGGGCAAAGGAATTTAAACAATGGTATCCAGAAATTGAAGTGTATGCTATTAATGGTACATTTGGTAAACGTGTTAAACTTTATGTAGATTACATGAATAAAACACATAAAGGAAAAAAATGTGTTTTAATTATAAGTAAAGATACATGGAAGAATGATTTACCCAAAGTAGATATATTTGATGATGTAAAACCTTTTGATGTAGCTATTGTCGATGAAGCACACTTTCTACGTAATTGGAAAAGTGCTCAATCTAAAGCTATTTTTGAACTAAAGGCTAATATAAAATATGCATTAACAGGTACACCAGCCGTTAAGCATGGTAGTGATGTATATGGATTACTACACTTTATCAATCCAGATGCTTTCCCTAGTTACTGGCAGTTTACAGACCGTTACTGGAATATCTTAGATAATGGTTGGGGTAAAGACTTAGGAGGTGCTAAAGGATTTAGAGAAAAGGAACTACTGGCATTAATGAATATAAACAGTGTTCAGCGTAAACGTAAAGATGTAATGAAATGGTTACCTGACCAGACTCGACAAACGATTGCAGTGGAACTAGAGAAAAAGCAATTAAAACTGTATGACCAGATGTTTGATACATTCATAGCTACAGATAGTGAAGGTGATACATTACATGAAGTAGATACCATGAATAAATTAAATCAATTATTACGATTACGGCAATTGTGTCTTGACCCACGCTTATTAGATTTTGATGTAGTAGGAGCAAAGACTACCGCACTTCTGGATTTTGCAGATGGAATGAAAGAACCCTTTGTAGTTATGACCATGTTTTCTAGTTACTTCGATTTAGTGATTCCAGACTTAGAGAAATTAGGAAAGAGAGTATCTGTTATTGATGGAAAAGTACCTAAACAAGTCAGAACTCAAATTGTGGAACAATTCCAAAGAGGAGAAATTGATATCTTACTTGCAAACATTATTGCGGCTGGTACTGGACTCACCCTTGATAGAGCAGATACCATTGTATTCGTTGACAAAGCATTTAACCCAGCAGACAATGAACAGGCCGAAGACCGTATCGTTCCAACAACCAAAGAACGATACCATCCAATCAACATCATTTCTTTTATCGCAGACGGAACAGTCGATGAACGTATTAACGAAATACTGGAAAGAAAAGAAGATGTAACCAAACTTATTAATAAACCAGAGGTGTTTACATGATGTGTAATAATTGTGGAAAAGAATTAACAAATAAAGATGAATGGTTTTGTTCCATTAATTGTGAAGAAGATTTTCAACTTAAACGATAATAAACCAGAGGTGTTTGTATGACAATCTTATTTATATCAATGATGATAGCGGCTATCGTGACTTTTGAATTAACAAGTAAACTTGACTAAATTATTCATCTTTGACCAAAAAAGCGTCGCAAACAAGGAGGTAGTTAAATGTACTATATTGTGCGTACTAATGAGGATGAATACTTATTTGATTGTGATTTAAGTGTTAAAGAAATCGAAGTAACATCAATGGAAATCGAAGCGAAACAATTCAAATCAAAGTTACAAGCTGATTGGATAGCAGACCGAGTTGGTGGGGTTGTTTTAGAACTAAAATAGTCGTCTTTCGATGAAAATATGTCTTACCAAAATTTTTTAAAATAAAATCATTGCATATGTCATACGTTATGTGATATACTAAGAAAGTCAAATCGAGGAGGTATTAAAATGAAAATTAAAGTTGAATACACAGATGAAATGATTAAAGAATTAATTATGAATGATATAAACGATAAATTTGTAAGAAATGGATGTACTTTAAATGATATTAAAATAAAAGTACGTTCTAAACAGAATTATCGAGAAAAAGAATGGGAATCTGGTGAATTACAAGTAAATCTGGAGGTGGAATTATAATGAAATTAGTACTTAGGGGTTCAGAGTACACTGATTTTCTAACTTGTAGAAAGAAATGGTTATACGGTTGGGTAGAGAAAATTACACCTAAGCGTCCGAACAATAAGTTATTCTTCGGTACTGCTTTTCATAAATGGTTAGAGGAATATTACAATACTGGATGTAATAAGTTAAGTGCAGACCTTGTAACTAGTGTTTGGATTAATGACCAAGACACATCAGGTATGGAACAAACGGAACTAGATGAATTAATGGCACTACTGAAAGGTGTAGCTACTAACTACGATAAAACATATCAAGAAAATGACAGTCAATGGAAAATTCTTGCTACAGAATTAGAATTTGTTATTAAATTAGAAGATGAACTCTACATGACAGGAACGATTGACCTTGTATATGAAGTAGATGGTAAAATTCGATTCTCAGACCATAAGACAGTATCCAGTATTAGTCAGTATGAGGAAAAATCAAAAATGGATAGACAGATTAGCCGCTACTGGTGGGTACTGAAAATGATTGCATCTGGAATTGCCATGGTGAAAAATGCTCAAAGTGAATGGGTACAGATGGATTCATTAATTGGTAAAGAAATTGATGGATTTGATTATAATTTGATTCTTAAGGATGTACCTAAACCACCAGAACTATTAAAGAAAGGTGGATTATCAAAAGCGAAGAACCAAAAAACAACATATGAGTTATATCTCAATAAACTTGATGAATTACAATTATATCCAGCAGAATATACAGAAATACTAGAACATTTAAAAAACAAACCAGACCCTTACTTCAAACGAATTAATGTACAACGTACTAGTTCCGAATTAGATAGTGCCGCATGGGAGTTCTTGTATACGGCTGGTGATATTCATGATGTAAAGTTAATGATTGCAGAACATCCAGACCGATTGGAACCATTGACCTACAGGAATATTGGTACACATTGTGACCATATGTGTCAGTTTAAAACATTGTGTCAGACTACAATCGAAGGTGGAAATGTTTCTTTAGTTAAAAATTTAGCATACATTAAGAATGAGGAAAGACAAAAGGAGGAAAAGAAATAATGGATAAAGCAATGTTAGCCGCACTCATGCCGCAAAAACCAGTAAAAACTGAAAGTGGGGTTCATAGTATCTTGTATGGTGACCCTAAATCTGGTAAGACTACAACACTGGATGACCCTAATATGAAAGTACTTGTATTAGATTTAGAAGGTGGAGAATCTGTACTAGAGGGTTCACCTAATGTAGATATTGTTAAAATTAAAAGTGTAGAACATCTTAATGCGTATCTAGAATTAATTAAAGCTGGTAAATGGTTGAACTATGAAGGTAAATTAGTACCATTAGAACATGGTTTAATTGCCGCAGATAGCTTTACTGCTTTATGTGAATTCGTTAAGGATTATGTAGTACGTGTAGTGGCTCCTAATCGCCAGCGTGAAATTAAAGAAGGTGAACCAGCAGTACGGTTTGGAGCACGTTCTGATTGGGGGAACTACGGAAGTATCTTAGTTGATATCATGAAGTATGTTCATGGCTTAACGAAGCGTGGAGATAAATCCATTAACTTCAAATGGCTTGCACATAAAGAAAATAAATATGAACATCCAAACATTGAAACAATGGTTACTGGTACTCAAATTAAGATGCAAGGTAGTAGTGTACCAATTGTTATGTCTATAGTTGATGCAATTTTCTTTATGAACAAAGGTGAAATTAAAAATCCTAAAAAGAACAATGAAGTAGGTACCTACTACTGGATTCAAACAGAAACAATGGGTATAACTGAAGCTGGTGTACGACAATCTAAACGTGCAGAAAAACTACCACAACGTATTTTCAATCCAGTCTGGTCAGATGTCTACACTAAGTTAGGTTATCGTATTGAACCACCTACAAGGGGGTGAGGACATTGCAAGATTTTCTTGCTTGGGTTTTGGCATTAGTTGGAATATTCTTCATGTTTATGATGATTTACTTTATGGTTCAGAATCATGAGAATGAAAGAAAAGTCAGAGAATATGAGCAAAAGGAGAAAGATGAATGAAAGATTTAATATTGACATTTTCCTTAGTTCTCAACGTTGCTTTTATGACTACTATATTATGTTTATGGTTTAAAAAATAATTTTCAAAAAGGTATTGACTGGAGTATTGCATATGATGTATGCTATATCCCAGATACACAAAAAATAAAACGTGCCATCGAGCACAAGGAGGATATTTACATGGGATTCTTAAGAACTGATTATACGGACGTTAACGCTGGATTTAATGCTTTACCGATTGGGGAATATGAGTGTATCATTAGTGCAGTAGAGATGAAAAAATCTTCTGCTGGTAATCAAATGATAAAAATAACATTAACTGTTCGTGACGATGTGGAGCAGGAAGGCCGCAAGCGTAAATTCTTTGATAACTTAGTGGTAATGGATAACATGATGTGGAAATTCCAACAAGTATCTAAAGCAGTTCAACTTCCTGCTGGTGAAGATATTGCTACACCAGAAGATTTTGCGGCCGCTATTCAATATAAGCCAGTTCGTATCAAGAACAAGCATGAAATTTACAATGATGAAAAACAAGATAGAGTAGCTTATTACATCGAAAGTAAAGTTGAAGGTGGAGACTTCTCTAGAGTAACTGATGACCCATTTGCTGGTGGCGGTGCTATCAATATCAGTGATGATGACCTACCGTTCTAAGTAGTTATCTAAGAGGTGGTGGAGACCCCCCAAAAACCTTGCCACCTCTTTTTTATAAAAATAAAAAAAAACTAAAACCCAAAGGGAGAGAAAATTAACCATGACAAATGTAAACGAAGTATTAGAAGCAGTAGAAGTAGAAACAGTAGAAGAAGCGGCTCCAAAGAAACGTACACGCAAGCCAGCAGTAGTTAAAACAGTAACGGCTATTGAAATTATTGCAGAGGTTACAGAATTAACTAAGCAAGTAGAGGATTTAGAAAATGCTATCCGCACAATTGATTCTTCTAATATCATCTATCAGTTAGCTGAAAAAGAATTAAACGGCAAGCGTAAAGAACTAGCTGATGCTTACGATACAGTGTACAAAATCTAATGTGGTATCTTATTGTAGCTATCATGTGGTTCCTTAGTTCTGTTTTAAGTATTCTTAGTTATCGTTTAACAAAAAGAAAAGTAGAAATATTTCAATCTCTTCTTGCTTTGGGATTGGGAATTTTATTCTTAATTAAATACTTTTTGTAAAATGTTTGTAACCGAAGCGTGATTGCTTCGGTTACTGAAAGAAGGATATACAGTAGGTTTTTTAAATCCTCCACGATTATTTTTCCTACTGTATGTTCTGCTTTGAGTAACCGAATTAATAATCTTCTAGGGAGGTCATGGACACCCTCCACTCATGAAGCCTATCCTCCTTGAGTAAGAGGAAATGCATTGACTGTATCAAATGTAAGAGGTGAGACTATCTTTGGGGTGACTACCTATGTCTTGCCTAGAAGATTATTAACCGCAGGGGGAGGGAAAGAAAAATGTTTTTTGAGGAATATTTTAAAAAGCGTGGAGAACAAATGGAACCTAACGCAAGGGGAGAAGTACAAGTAAGATGTCCGTTCCCCCATGATAACGGTCATTTTGATACAAATGCTAGTGCCAGTGTAAATTTAAATCAGAGAATTTATAAATGTTTCACATGTACCGCAGAGGATAGAGAAAGAGGTATGGGTGAAACTTCTTTTATAGCCAAAGTATTTGATACCACATTCGATAATGCGGCTCAACTACGGAGGATGCAAATAAGTAATGATATTAACAGTTTAGAACAAACTACAAAATTGTTATTAGAAAATAAGGTGTTACATCAATATTTGAATGATAGAGGAATTACTGATGAAGCAATCAAAGAATACAAACTAGGTTACAAGGGTGAAGGTATTGTGTATCCTATAATCTTGAATGGTATCCTCATGGATGAACGCACCTACAATATAAATCCAAAAGAAGGAGAGCCTAAAATTAAGAGTATGAAAAACTCTAAGGCTCTCCTATTTCCATATGACCAGTGGATAAATGATACTAGGCCGACTATCCTATGTGCTGGAGAAAATGATACCGTTTTAACGAGAATCATGGGGTTCAATGCCGTAGAATCTACAGGTGGTGAAGGTGGAGTTCCTAAGATTCTTTTAAATAAATTTAAAGGTAAAAAGGTTTACATTGTTTATGATTGTGATAACGCTGGTATTAAATCAGCCTTACGCATGGCTTTTTATTTAAAGGATGTCGGAGCCGATGTGTATCTAGTTCACTTAGGTCTTACTGGTGAAAAACATGATAAAGACATTACCGATTATTTTATGAAACATAATAAAAAGCCAGAGGATTTACAAGCCTTACTGGACAATGCTCCTCAGTTCACTCAGGAACAATATATGGAGCAGAAAAACAAAGAGTTTGAACTAGTGGATTTATGGAACATCAAACTTAGCCGCTACTCAGATAAGTATATATCGAGTCGTGTTATGCAGATGGGTCATTTTGAATTACCTACAGTGGATATGCCAGCCCACATCGAATGGAAATGCTTAGGTGAAACGGATTCAGATGTGTGTGCTAAGTGTCCTTCTAAAATCAAAAATAACTCAGGTGAATGGACATTAGGTGATGACAATTTAGGTGATGTATTGGAGTTAGTGGAGGTTAATAATGCTACACAACAAAAAGCTATTCGCAGATTATGTAGATTACCAGAGAAATGTCCGAATAGTAGAATTTCTGTAGTTGCTAAAAATCACGTAGAGAAAGTTATTCTTGCACCTGATGTAGAAACTGAATCAGAACAATCAGGATTCAAGCAAGCTGAACTACACGCATACATTATTAATGGTGATACAGAAGACGGTAATAAGTATCGAATGTATTTTAAACGTGTGCCACATCCGAAAGACCAATCTATTATAATGGTAGTTAACAAAGTGGAGGATTCAGATAACGCAATTAATAGTTTTAAAGTTACATCTGAATTCATGAAGAGTATGAAGAAATGGCAAGGTAATCCATTCACTGTTATGAAAAAGAGGTATGAGGAACTAGGGAAAGCGGCAGTAGGTAAATATCTCCCAGCTAGTATATTCTATAGTTCTGAAATTGTTTATCATGGTTTATTAGATTTTAAATTCATGGGTAAATACATGAAAGGCCATCCAGAAGGTTTAATCATTGGTGCATCACGTACAGGTAAATCAGAGGTTGGTAATGTCATGTCAGCGTTTTATGGTTTGGGTAACGTAACTGAATGTAAGAACGCTACTCCAGCTGGCCTTATAGGTGGTGTGGATAAAAGTGGCAATGGTACCTTTCGTATTAGCTGGGGTAGTATTCCACGTAATCATAAAGGGATGTTGTTCCTAGATGAAGTATCTGGATTGCCGCCAGAAGTATATAAACAAATGACTGGTTTACGTTCCCAGCGTAAAGCCGTTATTGAAAAAATTAGAAAAGGTCAGGCTCCAGCTAAGACACGTTTACTCTGGGTAGGTAATCCTAAGACAAAAGAGAATGGTCGTTCAAAAAGTTTATACGACTACAATTCTGGTATAGATGTGTGTTTAGATTTATTCCCAGCAGATGAAGACGTATCTCGTTTTGATTTCATTGTCTTAGTTCCAGAACCAAAAGGATACATTTCTCCATTAAATGATGATGGTTCCCTTCCAGAAGAAGTACAACTACCAGTGGAACTAAGGGATTTAATACGGTGGACATGGAGCCGTAATAAAGACCAAGTGATTTTCGATACCTATGTTGAAAAATATATAGAACATGTAGATGATGAATTAAGACCAGACTTCGGTTCTACAATTAAAATTATAGGTATAGAAGGGGTGAAAAAGATTGCGAGAATTGCTACTTCCGTTGCCGCATGTTGTTATAGCACTGATAGCACTGGGGAGTGCGTTGTGGTTAAGAAAGAACATGTAGATTGGGCGAAAGCCTTTCTTATTCAGTGTTATGATAATGACATCTTCCGCATGAAGCAATTTGTAATCAATGAACGTAAATTTTCAACTACAAATGATGAGATTAATAAGTTAGTAGCTGGTCTAATTAAGAAATACCCTATGATTATTAAGTTGTTATTGGAACATGATGAATGTCAAACTTACAATCTTCAAGCGGCTGGTGGTATTGCTGGTGATGAATACAGACACTTAACTAATCAGATGTACATGAATGGATTAGTTCAACCTACTGCAAAGGCTATGTCAGCCACTAGACGTTTAAAGCAAGCCGTAGATGCTCTTATGATGAAAAAACCAAAGATAGAAGAAATGGATACCTCAGCACCACGTAGTTTCTCAGATAGAATAAATTTAAACTGAGGTCAGGGGAGCCTTAAATCCTACATTGACTGATGGAGTGTGTAGTATGTTATTTTATGATATTGAAGCCTTTCCAAAGTACTGGTGTGTAGTTGTTGTTGATGATGAATTAGGTACAAGGCATGTTTTTGAAGATGTGCCTAGTTTACGTGGTTATTACAAACGTAATCGGAAACAAACATGGGTTGGTTACAATAGCCGCCAGTATGATGCTCCTATGCTCAGGTTTATCATGCTGGGGTTAGACCCCTTTCAATGTTCACAAGACCTTATCGTACAAGGAAAGAAATGGTTTCAATTTGGATATAACATCACTGAAATGTACAAACGTATTCCCCTTCGGAATTTTGATTGCGTACTCCTCAATAAAGGTTTAAAGAAACTAGAGGGTTTTAGAGGTTCCAATATCGTGGAATCCTCTATTCCTTTTGATACGTACCGTATCCTTACTAGAGAAGAAAAAGATACCGTTATAGAGTACTGTACTCATGATGTCCTAGAAACAAGAAAAGTATTCAATGATACAATCGAAGAGTATGAAGCACATGAAGCATTAGTTTCTACGTTTGAATTGGATGATGAACACTTCAATAAATCTAAGGCTCAGCTATCTGCTCTTATCTTAGGTGCTAGACAACAACCACGCTTTGATGAATGGGAATTTGAAATACCAGATACAGTGGAACTAAGACATTATAAATTTGTAATGGATTGGTACAAAGACCGTAATAATCATGACTATAGTAAAAAACTACAATGTGATATAGCTGGTGTACCTCATGTGTTTGCATGGGGTGGTATTCATGGAGCCATACCTAAATATCATGGTGAAGGATTTTTTATCAATATGGATGTTCGTTCTTATTATCCATCATTGATGATTGAATATAACTATTTATCACGTAATGTATATGACCCTAAGAATTTTGAACAAATTTATTATGACCGTATTGTATTTAAAGCGGAAAAAGACCCACGACAATTGCCATACAAGATTGTATTGAATGGAACATACGGAGCCATGAAGGATAAATTTAATGGTTTGTATGACCCTAGACAGGCAAATAGTGTATGTGTTGGTGGTCAATTACTATTGTTAGACTTGATTGAGAAATTAGAACCATATTGTTTGGTAGTACAATCGAATACAGATGGTGTACTTGTTAAGTTAGACAGAAAAGAAGACTATGATAGGATTAAAGAAATTGGTGAAAAATGGTCAAAACGTACTCGTATGGTATTAGAATATGAAGTGGTAACAAAAGTAATTCAGAAAGACGTAAATAATTACATGACTGTAGACGCTAAAGGGAAAGTTAAGTCTAAGGGTTCATGGGCAAAAGGCTGGTTAAAAGAAATGAAGAAACCAGATGGAACTAAGGAATATGTAAATGACTACACTGATTACGATTGTGTAATACTACGTAAAGCCTTGCAAGCCTACTTCAAAGATGGTATTCCTGTAGCAGATACAATCAATGCGTGTGATGACCTTATCGACTTCCAGAAGATTGTTATGGTGTCTAGGAAGTATGATTATGCCGTACATGGTACACCTAATGAACTTAAGTGGAAAGAAAATTATCAATGGAAAAAGAAGATGGAAGAAAATGATACATGTACTATAGTTCCTGAACGGCACTTACGGATATTTGCCAGCACGAATGAAAATGATGGTGGTATTTTTAAGAAACATGCAATTACAAAGAACCTGAGTAAAGTATCAGATTCACCTAAACATGCGTTCATTTTAAATGATAACATTGAAAATGCTAAGGCAAGTGATTATCCTTTAGATAAATCCTTTTATATCAAGTGGGCTGAATCTAGAGTTAAAAGTTTTGTACGAGAGGTGGAAGTATCATGACATTTGAAAACGAATATTATTTATCTAAAAAACCAACTACTGTTATGATTGGAGAAGTAGCACATTATCTGGTGACAAATAATCTACAAGTTAAATTTAATACCATCATTAATAATTGGAATTTAATTAATGATGGTGATAAATACATGAAACACGTGAATGGTGTGATTGCGAATAAAGTTGCAAATTTAATGTTAGAAAATAAAAAACTTGATTTTACAATGGTCAATCGTCCATTCGATGAGAGTAAAATAATTGAAACTAGAACTATTGTTATGACGGATAAAGAATTACTTGCATTGCTTACTCATTTTGGTGTAGATATTACCGTACCGAAAGGTCATGACAATGAAGCTAGATGATTATTTAAAGATGCTGGATGACCGTATAGCGGATTGTAAGAGTAACATGGATATGGCTTATCGTAATTACCTAGCGGAAAAATCAAAGCTGAAAGCGGCTATGACAACTAGGGAAATGTATCTTCATATGGTAGGTGAGAAAAATGACAGGTCAGCACTTTAAGGAACTAGTAGAAACAATATGTAAGACGTACAAAATTCCTAAGACTAGAATAGCCGCTCACTTAGGGATTAGTAAGTACTGGTTAAATCAATGTGAAAGATACGGTGTCTCTCCAAAGGTTAAAAGTATGTGGATGAAAAATTTAAGAGAATTATATCTTGCTAAGTTATATAACATGTGATATATTATAAGTATCATCTATTGTGTTCGTTCTTAGTCGGAAAACTTTGAACGAAGTTTGTACCCCAATGCTGGTAAGAGAGCATTGGGGTTTTTTAATTATAGGGTTCTTTAGGTAATGGAATCCGATGGAGTTTGAATCCAGTCGGAACAACTACTTTATCATAAGCATTATTGGATACAAGGAGCATGATTTTAGCATCATGCTCTTTATTATGTGTTGAAACAAATTGGTCAATCTTCATTTGCATCTTCTTAGTTGATATAGGTGTAATTTGAATTTCCACACATATAGGATTACCCTTTAGGTCTTTCATGTATACATCTGGTTTGTAATCTTTAAATGGCGGCTCTGGTAGAAATGTTTTTGGGCAACCAGCATGGATATAAAAATCTACAATCTTTAAATAATGGTTTAACTTCACTGACCGATGATGAAGTGTAGCTGGGTTTGGCATATAAACGTATGGTTTATCACGCTCTCTCTGTATTTGGGAAATTGCTCCATTCGATGACATCCTTTTCAGTACTCTGTTCACTACATTGATTGGGTTGGAGTTCTCCCGACAAGTCATCCAAGCTATCTGATTCCGAGAGCATACTTTGAATTTTGTCAACAACCTCATTATTAACTGGTCTCTCTGTACTTTCTTCACTTTGTTCCTCTCCCTTTCTCCTATATGGCTCCAGTAATTTATCACAATCAACTACATCAAGGTATGGCACCTGTACTACGTTTGTATCTCCATCAATTAAGATGGCTCTACCAGCTATCTTTCCTAGTTTCTCAGCCCCTTCGATATCCAGAATAACTTCACTGTTCTTTTTATCTCTGGTAGTAAAGGCCATTTTCACTAACAGGTTAGCCCTGATACGTGGTTTTAATACAGTCTGGGCATCTGGCCTTTGGCTGGCGATAATAACATGTATGTTGACAAACCCAGCCGTTTCAACGATTTCCGTAACCATCTTTTGAATATCTCTAGATTCAGCGAATCGTGCATATTCGTCAATGATGAGAAAAATTGGCTGAAACAGATGATACGATTCTGGATATAATTTTTTAACAGATTTCGCATCTGTTGCTTTTTGTAGTTTTGGGGAATATAAAAGTGTATTACGTTTTATATATTCTTCTGTAACTTCATTTAATATGTTTATCATTCCTACTACATCCATTGCCATTTTTACTTGTGGGATATTTTCAAATGGGTAATAATCTTTTAGTTTTGCACTACTGATATATAGCTTCATATTACCCCTAGTTTGAAGAAATAGGACTGTAGATAGGTATAGTAGCAGACAAGTTTTTCCCATGCGTGTGGTGCCCCCATTGAGCATGTGACAGGATGCCCCATCTTCAAAGTCTAGGATATATTGACCATAGGAACTAGGGAATACTACCTGTAAGGTATCCTCATGGATTAGGGAACTATGGAATTTGATTTCTTTAGATAGTTCCCTCATACCAAAAAGTATTTCTACCGACTTCCCACTGGTCTTTCCGATTTTTACCGATGTGGCTCCTACTTCTTCTTGCAAGTTCGGTAGTAGCTTTTCTAAATCTGTACGTTCTTTATGCTCTGGTAGATGTATGTTTGCATATAGAGTATCCATTTCCTGATAAATTTTATTGATGTAGGTGCCAGTGAATTTTTTCTCCAGAAAGACTTTGAACATCTTTTGTACCATCGGATGCTTTTTCTTGAACATCTATATCACTCCCACAAATAGTTTGAATGTCGTCCAAATAAGCCAGAATATAAGTCCATATCCCACACATGTAACCGCCAACAACACTGGGTCAAACTCAGAATCCTTATCCTCCTTGACTTGAATCGGTTTGTTATTAATCTTGATTACCATAGTAACAACCCCCTTTAATAAAATATATGCACGAACATGGAAAAAAATGACTAAATTTTATCGACAAAGCATATGTTATATGTTATACTTTTTTCAAATACCAAAGGAGTGAATACACATGAACGAGCCATTAAAGTATACCCAGATTCACCACAATGAGCCAATTTACTTCATTCAAAAGTACTGGAATAGAGAACTATCCGACCACGAAAAGAACCTTGTAGCACTCACTCATGATTGGGTACGTACTACACAAGAAGCAGAAGCAATAAAAATACTGGATGTGGACAAATGATTAAAGCAGTAGTATTATCTCCTAGTTATAATTACTATACTTTATACATCCGTAATAAAGGACTAGACCCACATGAATATCCATACTACATGGGTGACTCTAAAGCTAAGATAATGGGATTGAGGAGAGATATACCGTTTTATTTTCTGGAGGGATGGAGTGAAAATGAATCTTATACCCAAAAAGATATTCAGTTCATCAAAGATAGATATCCAATTAAGGAACTAACGAAGGGATGGGTAGAGGATGAAGGTTTTAAGTTTTGACCCCAGCGGTAACTATAACGAAGGATATGGAACTAGTGGATATTCCATTAGTTTAGATGGTAACTTACCACATAAATTAGCAGATATCAGAGCAGAAAATTATACTACACGACAAAGTTATTGGTTCGCACATAGAGTATTAATCGAATGTACTTTACCAGATTATATTGTCATTGAAAGTTATCGGTTGTTCGGTCATAAATCTAAAGAACAATCTGGTAGTTCCCTAGAAACTCCTCAGTTAATTGGGTATTTAGAAATGGTAGCTTACGAACTTAATATACCTACCTATCTACAAGACCCTTCTACAAAACAACGTCATGCCGATACTGTATTAGTGAGTATGGGTATAATCGAAAAGAAAGGTACTCGGTACTTCTATCATGGAGAACTAACGAATTTACATCAACGTGATGCTTTACGACACGATATGTACTTTAACCGATACAATAAGAAAAAGGTGGTTAAATAATGGAGGAAGACATATTAGAAAGTCATTACAAAATCGCAGAAGATAATGGAATCTCTAGAAAAAATGTAAGGCAACGATATTATGATTATTTATGGTCAATTGAAAGAGCAATCACTGAACCTATTAAACAAGTAAAACAATCCACATGGTCAGAATGGAAAGACATTGCTTTAAAAAATGGTATCTATAATGAACTATTTCATGTAAGATTAAAGAAAGGTTGGTTACCAGAAAAAGCGGCTACTGAACCGATTACAAAAAGAAAAAAATACAATACTACAACTAGAGGTAAAGGTAAGTATTTGCAAACCATTAAGCATTAGGGGGAGTCATGATGAAAGAGATATTCATTGATGAAGCACAAATTGCTAAGTATCTGTATTCCAGATTGGTTCAAGATGGTTACGCTCCAGCCGCAGATGAAGTACTTGATTTAGCAGAATATGTATTTGACTTCTTAATAGAAATGTCTTATATCCAAGGGATTGAAATGGAAGTAGAAGAAATTGAGGAGGAAGACTAATGCCGCTACCTAAAAATACATTATTTTATGGCCTAAACTTAACTGAGGAACAAGAAATGTATGGTGACTCAATTGTAGACAATCTCATGACATTTGTACAGGCAAGGGCTGGTAGTGGTAAAACAACAATTCCTGTAGGTACTGCAAAAATTATGGGTAAGCACTTACATTATATTTTTCCTACTGTAGAAGAAGGTGCGTTAGGTTTCACTAAAGGTGATGAAACAGAAAAAGAGCGTAAATATCTAACCGCTTTGTATGATGCCATCATTGCCATTGGTGATAACCCAGAGAAAGTCATTTTCAGTAAATATGAATTCAGACCACATGCTTACATTCATGCTTATTCTCATAACTATATGCGTGGTGGTAATATTAAAAACGCTATTGTATTCCTAGATGAAGCACAAAATTGTACTAAACGAGAAATAAAGAAAGTCCTCACACGATTACATGATTCTAGTCATGGTGTAGTAGCTGGTGATATAAATCAATGTGACATCGGTGAGGATAAATCAGGATTCCTACCTTATCTTATGCACTACCAGAAAACTTCATTCACACAAGTTTGTGAATTGACAAAGAATTTTAGAGGAGTGATTTCCGCACATGCAGAAACCTTACAATGACAATCATTGTTGTGTTTGTCATAGATTATTTGAACTAGGTGAAATAAGAACTTTACATGAAGGTAATTCGTATTGTATATCGTGTTATCAAGAATCACGTGAAATGGGTAAGAAACTAGAGCAAGCTATTAATAAACCATTGGAAGCTAAAAATCTTACACCAGAAGAATCCGCACGATTTAAAAAGGAATGGGAGGAACTAGAGAAAGTATTTAATAAACCAGCACATTATCACCAGCATAACATAGATACCATCCAGTTCCTACAGGAAGGTTTTCCACCAGATGTATTCATGGGGTTTGCGATTGGACATATTATCAAGTATGCACAAAGAGCAAATTACAAGAATGGTAGAGAAGACTTTGTGAAAATGTTGGACTACTCTAAACGAGCATTAGATTGGTATGACAAAACCCACTCCTAAAGAGTGGGCTTTCTTTTTATTTAAATAGTTTTGACCATGTAAGTTTGCCTACGACACCATCTACTTCCAAACCATTATGTGCTTGGAAATTACGAACCGCCATCCATGTACCGTTTCCAAAAACACCATCGACATCAATGTGTAATCGTTTTTGAATTAACTTTATGCTTGCGTGGTCACTATCTCCTTTTTCAATCGGATGCTTAGGATATTTAGGAGCAGTAGACGGTACAGGTTTCAAGAACAATTCAGCTTCCGCTTTTCTACGTCTAGTCAATCCGTTTAATACTACTTTCTCCCCATCAATTGTACCTTTGTTCCACTTTGCGAATTCCTTAGCGGCACCAGTAAAATCCTTCGCATTTACTTTTTTAAGTAATGTGGATGTTTTTAAAGCACCAGACCCAACATTAAAACTAAAGGCAACTAGAGCATCAAATTGGTGTTGATTGATATTTACAGTTACCAACTTATCTACACTCTCTTCAAATCTATCTAAATCATGTCTAAGTAATGTATCAGCTTCGACTTGTGTAATTCTATGACCTACAACTACACCACCTGTATGTCCGTATCCAATTGTAGGTACTCCAACTACATCCTTGTATCCATAAAGTAGGCATCCTTCGAAGTGTTTAATTAAATCCAATCCAGCTTTTGAGATTTTCATATTATTTAACCTCTTTCTTATGATTCTTCCAAACACCATACGCACTAAAAACTGCTAAAATACCAACTACGATACCATCTTGTATTTCATTCGATAATTCAATGTGTAATATAGATTTAATAACTAATGCACCTAGAGCAACAAATGGAGCGATTACTGTTTTATTCATGACGTCATCTCCCTATTTAATTACTACAAATTTGATAAGAGCGAATACTACACCGATTACCCCTACAATTGTAGCGGTTATTAATGCTCCAGTTACAGTACGTCTTAACCATTTCGTGTCATCCTTAATGCCTTTGATTTCATCACGAACTGCTTTCACATCATTTTCATTGACTGCCATACGAATTTCAAGGGAAGTTAACCTTCCCTCTACACTCGGATTTATTTGTTGTGACATATTAATTACCTCCCCCACCTTTTGGATTTATTTTGGATGTAGATTTAATCATATTCGCAATTGCTTCAAGTAAGGAGGAGTCTCCACTTGCAACATCGTATGCGTTTTTACCTACACCCAAATTGGACATGAGGTAGGGAATGATGTCTTCTGGTTGTAGTTCATTGGAGCCGTAACTGATTGGTTTACCTGTGTACAATTTTTTATTCGTTTTCATTTCCAATGGCATTTTCAATGCTGGGTTGGTACTACCTAAGAATGATAGTGGGTCAGACAGTATTTCTAAGTCATTGGCTGGTGCTGGAACTGTAGTGTATCTATCCTTAGATACCTTGATTCCAGTATTCTTCTGCCAATCTTCACCCTTCTCTCCATCATTGAATAGGTGTCTCATTCTGTCTGTATTCAAGATGAACTTTGGATTCTCCATTAACAAACGTAGTTGCAATGGAATATTACGCTTTGTCCAGTTCCAGAATGGTACGGCTACCCTCATCCCTCTATCAGCGTTAGTTAGTTCATTGTAGTTGAATAAATATGTCCGTACTTGATTAGCGGCACGTTCCACATTACCGTACTTATCAAGGCCATTAACGAAGTTTGCTAGACGATAGATATCATCTACAATTTCACCAGCTTTACGTGCTTTTCGGATACCCTTATTATCACCTATGGCTTTAGCTACTTTTTCTAATGTCTTAGGTTCAGCAAATTCAAAAGTAGTTTTAGAGTCAAATAGGAATCCTCCAGCAATAACATTGTGCCTGTACGCATTTTTCATAATCTTCATTTCTGATTCAGAAAGTTTACCCTTCATGTATCCGAACAGTAGCTTTCTAGCAACATTGTAATCTCTAGTTTTCACACCAGCCGCTAAATTCGTAAATGTATTACCAATCATGTTATTTATATAGTGGGCTGGTTTGTAGTAAGTAACTAGTGGTCTCCAGATATCTGATACTGCCGCTAGGTGTCGATATGCGTTATTCATACCTTCATTTGTAAAAACGTCATCTATGCGTTTCAGACCATCTAATACATCTTTGTGCATATAATGTGCTACATCTTTACTTAATCCTAACTTCTTTACTTCATCCTTGTCAAGTCTTTTTAGACCTTCTGGGGGCATTTCATCAGAGCCTTTTTCAAGGGATTTCATCATTCCGTATCTAGAGAGTTTAGTTTGCATTTCCTTTACTGCTCTAGCACGAACACCCTCTTTAGCCCTTCGTGTTAATGCTGAAACTACATCAACATCGAACATATCTTCTACGTGTTCTAGTTGCTTGTCGATAGACGCTAGTTCATCTGGGTCTGTAGTTTTAGTCCTTAGTTTGGATAATTCTTCGATGTAGTCATCTCTATCAGCAATGGTCTTAAAACTTCTACGTGACTTATCGAATTTATTTTCATTCTTTAATCCATTTAGTGATTTATGACGTTCTGCGAATTCCATCATTTCTTTCAAAGCCTTGTTGGATTTATTGACAACGTGTGGGAAGTAGTTTTTTGATAGATTAGATAATACACCAGCCGCTACATCATCATCACCAATATCTTTAACTAAAGGACGTATGGTATCAGCTAACTTCTTAACGTTTCGAGATGGCACCCAATCTTTACCGTATGACTTAGGAGCCTTTTTCTCTAGATAATAAATAGCGTCCTTCATTTCTTTCTTACTCATTTTGTTTGACTTGATGACCTTAGCTACTTTCTCTAATCCTCTGGTGTACATAGCAGTTTCCCCTAGTTTACGAGAATTGGCATCAGCTATGTGGTCAGCCATTGAATCTACAAACTTATCACCAGTTTTTAGAGTACGTGCATCGAACGGATTATGTTTATCAAAGACATGTTCTAACTTTGTCTTCGCTCTAGTCACTTCATTGTAATCTGTTTTCCGTAGTTTATCAGTTACCTTATTGATATCTCTTGCGTTCTTAGTTGATATATCCAAAGGATTACCTTTAGGATGTATTTCTTTTACCGTAGTTTTTACACTCTTAATTTTCTCAGTATCTTTTAAGAATGTACTCGCCCACTTCATTGATTCTGCTCTTGCCGCTCTGTCTGCTTTAGAAATACCACGCATACCAGTTTTTGTATGTTTCCAATAATCAGATACCATTTCAGCCAAATGAGCACCTACGGAACTACGGAGTTTCTCATCATGTCCAGTTTGTAATAGAATCTCATTCAATTGATTCTTTACTGCATCCCAATTTTGGATTCCTGCTCCTTTTAGATTCTGTTTTCTAAAGTTATTCATTAATCTAGCGAAGTCTTTTTGTGGCATTATCTGGTCTACTACTTCTTGTGTAACCTTTACGTCTGGTAATGATTTTTGATTACGTAGTTTATCAACTAATGGTTCCATGTGTTTAGCTAAGTCATCAAATTGTGTTTTAGTCAATTCACCTAATTGTTCTACACCATATCTAGTTTTAACTACTTGTTCTAATGTAGCTTTAAATGATGGAGAATCATTACCGCCTTTAGCAATTAAATTCTTTACAAGGTCATTACCTACAGTAGCTTCTGTACGATGTAGTAAACTACCTTCTCTTATGTTACCAATAGCACCTGTCATTTTATTGGAGAAGGGAACTGAGACACCCCATTTGTTAATATTCGAGTTGATGGTTGTATTACGAGCAGTTTTTAATTCTTCTGCTAATTTACCAACCTTCCTAGCTACAACTCTTTCCACTAAATCATCAGACAGACCATCATACTTAGCATACTTAGCTTTAAACACTTTACTAGCCGCCTGTAAGAAGTCATCTGATTTTTTAAACTTACCAGCTATACCAATGGATTCCCCTAGTTCAGCCATCTTAGCTACTTCTGCTACTTTTCCTAGTTTAGTAGCCATTGATAAACCACCAGTTAAGTAGGTTAATGGGTCAAGTGCGATATCTAAACCAATACCACCACCGACTTTACCCCAGCGATTCTTGACACCTAATTCTTCCATGATGTCATCTCCACGCTTCCAGCCCTTGTCTGCACCATGCAAGAAACCAACTAGAGGAACATCACCCCATGATGCTTTACCATCTGTCCAATCTTTCCACTGTTCTTTAGCACCATTCTTGATACCACGACCAATGGAGCCGCCAATAGAATCCTTGAATAAGATATCCAGTAGTTTTTCTCCAGCGGATTTCTTTTTATCTTTTATATCTTTGATAGTGTGATAAGCAGAATCCGTAAATATTCCACTTGGTTGACCTAGGGTACCAGATATCATATCCCAAAAATTAGGCTTTAGCCCATTCTTCTTTTTCTTTTTCTTCTTAGTGCTATGTGTAGAAATATCGAAGTCAGAATAATCAATAGGGGCACCTAAGTCGATGCCCTTATGATTAGCTAGGATAGAAAGGTAGTCTGGAATATCAAGGTTATACTTTCGTTTTCCCCCAATAGCCGCTTCTATTTCAGCCATTACTTGTTCGGCTGATTTTACCATAATACTAACCTCCTAATAGTAATTATGTTTATCCCAGTACCGCAACGCTTTCTCTGGTGTACCGTAACGGTCTTTCACGTAATGATACATCATGATTAATTGGTCTACTGGTCTACTATATTTTAAATTCGGATAACGTCTTTGATATTCTTTAACTGTAGAATTTAGGAACTGAGCATAACCATGAGCCGTTGATTTAGGATTCTTAGCGTTCGGATTCCATGTGGATTCACGACCAACTAATTCAGCCATTGCACTAGCCCATTGCCTAGGTACTCCTTTGGTCATAGCTTCATTCAAGTGACCTGTAAAGTTCCTATAGCTGGAACTACTGGAATATTTCTTTGTCTTCCACATGTTACTGTAGCTATTACTCTTTTCCCACTCAGCATTACCTTCTGCAATTGTCTTTTGATGTCCTCCACCATTTACACGAATGACGTAACCTTTAAATTTCTTAGCAAAGTAACCGCTTGACATACTAGCGATAGCCACACCAGTTGCACTTTGGGAACCAATGAATTTACCATCACCAACGTAGATACCGACATGTCCGTTTTTCTTATACGTATCAAAGAAAACAATGTCACCAACTTGCATATCACTAGGGTCTACACGTACACCTTGCTTAGCAATTGTATCCGTATTTCCTCCACCTAAGTCGATACCAGATTTCTTAAATGCGTAGTTGACGAACCCAGAGCAATCAAACCTACCATTCTTGATGTCATTTGAAGTACGTCCACCACCCCAGACGTACTTCGTTTTACCGATAAGTGATTTACCCACGTTGATAGCTTCTAAACCACCTCCGTTTGAATTTTCATCTACTTTCCCATATTAGCCAGTTTGTCCATCTTACCCATTACTTTTTTAAGTTTAGATTTAAGACTCTTAGGAACTTTCTTACCAGCCTTTTTGTATCCATCAATTTGTTTTTGGATACTCTTAATCTCGTTATTTAAGATACCAGCTTGTACTCGAACCTCAGCCGTATCTGCATTACGAGCCGCCAATTCCAATTTAGCTTGAGCATTAGCAATATCAGCTTGTGCCTGTTGAGATTTAAGGTCAAGTGATGCCCAATTGTAATTAAGTTTTTGTGTAGCCATTGCAAGGTCATTATTGATTTTTTGCATAGCCGCACTTTCACCAGCAATGTTATGACGATTCTCTTCTTGTAGTTTCATATATGCCATAGATGTTAATGGATTACCAGCTTTATCTTTCAGCACTTTACCATTCAAGTAAACATAACCAGTGGAACTAGTGAGATATTTATCTTGCTCAGTTTGTGCTTTCAGTTGTTCAGTAATGGATTCAGCCGTAGCCGCTTCTTGAGCCGCTTTAGCTTCCGCTTGTGTTTGTTTCGATTGATTTAATGCATCTGTATATTGTGCAGTGATGTCTGCTTTAGTTTTAGCTGAATCAGCATACGCTTGTGAATAATTTTGTCCATTTAATGCTTGTGCTCTAGCGTAAGCATCTGCCGCAATACCAGAATCAGTAATACCACGTGTAGCCATTTCTTGTTGCATTTGTTGTTTTTGTTGAAAGGCTTGAGCATCCATCGTACCTAAACTTTGATTTAACTGTACAGTTTCAGCGTCAATGGCTTTCTGTTTGTCTTGTTTCAAGTGATATTGATTTTGGACATTCACATCATTGTAATCTTCAAAACCCCACTTACCAAGCAATTCATTGTAGTATTTTCTCTGTCCATCAGTCATACCTTTATCGTTCAAAATCATGTCATTATAACGCTTGTAGTCGTTAGTCTGCCATTCTTTTGTATACGCAGAGGTTGGATTAGCTTTAATATAATCCGCACGTAATTTGTCATCTTTCAATAATTGGTCTTTCGTATACTTAGACCAATCAGTAGCTTTAGGAGCCGCTGGTTTAGTAGCTGGCTTCTTTGGAGTAGTTGATTTTGGCTTCTTTGTTACAGGATTACCTTTACCAACTGGTACCTTTGTGACTGGATTAGTTTTTGGAGTTGTAGTCTTTACTGGTGCTTTCGTAACTGGAGCCTTAGTAGAAACTACAGGTTTTTTAGTAGTAGAAGTAACAGGTTTCTTAGCTACTACTTTAGTTGTAGGTGCTTTCTTTGTACCAATACCATGTGCTTTATTCCACGCATCACGTACCGCTTTATTATTTGTTTGGTCTTCATGCGTGTTAATCATGCTTTTATTCTTTGCAGTAATTTTTTTCTTTTTCTTTTTAACTGGTGCTTTATATCCAGTTTTGTCACTATTTCTATTCCCACCTAGTAGTGGATGACTACCAGAATATGAAGGTGTCTTTTTATGTTTTGATGTACTCTTTTTCTTTTTCTTTGTGACACCATCACTATTTCGGTTTCCTCCAAGTAATGGATGACTACCGCTATATGAAGGTGTTACTTTCTTTTTTGGTTTGCTCTTTTTCTTTTTAGCACCATCACTATTTCGATGTCCACCTAATAATGGGTGACTGCCAGAATAAGAAGGTGTTTTCTTCTTTTTTGCTTTTTTTGTCTTTTTAACCTTGCTCATTCCAGACGCTTCGTTTAAAATCATTAGTATTACCTCCTTCAAAAATTTTCCGTATTAACTACAATTAGTATATCATACTACTACATTAGTAAAAAGAGGGAACTACAACAGTTCCCTCATTTTTTAGGTTATTCATCTAATTCAATTGTCTTTTCACAGTGACCTTCATCAAAGTAATTGAGAATCTTACAAACTCGTATCCCCAGTTTATCGCCTTTTCTAGCTCTTTTAGCCATCCTTGAACTAATGGTCTCATCAGGATTACCGCCCAAAAGTGTATTACCCAATTGGTCAAGTGATACAAGGATATTCCAGATATACTTTTTCATGATTGAACCCCACCCATATACGTAACATTTTTAACCTCATCAACGGTTTGTGCGTTTTCAACTATTGGTTGTAAGGTATCTCGAAACTTAGAAATGTTATACTGTATGTGGTCTAGATGTGCCATGTAAAGTGGAGCGTATTGGTCTGCTCGTACTATCAATCGTAATACGTTTCCGTTCATGTCATACACAGTCCATAGTAACTCAGTTCTCCAACCCTTCTCAAATACTTTTAAGGCTTTATCGAAGTTCTTTTGTGCTTCATTATCACATGAGAATTGATAGGTCACCCCATCTAACTCAGCGTAAAATCGACCTAAAATAGTTTTATTACATTCATTCTGTAACTCATTACTCTTTCTGATTTTCGCATCGTTTAATATGAGTTCATCAATTTCCAATATTTCACCATTCATATACTTAAAGAACTTAAAATGTTTAGAAAAAATAGAGTGGTTATCAGCTATCTCTACCTCAATTTCACTCTCCATGTTTCTTGACTTAGATAGTTGCAGTACCTCATTTGTCGATTCATTTACCAGAATATATATCTTCATTTTTTATATCCCCCCTTAATACGCTATTACGTAGCGTAAAACAATGTCAGCGGAAATACCTGTAGAGTTACCGCTCGCAGAAGAATCCCCTACGATTCTATCATTGTAGATGATTAATGATTTAGCGGCTAAATCAGCATATGAACTTGTAGAAGTACCTGTTGGAATAGCGAAAGACCAGTTATTTCCGTTGTCACCCACAAACTTAGGAATAACTGATGTGTACCAATTATAGTTTTGGGGAGTAGATGGAGCATCAAAATCCGACCAGACTAATATCCAACCGTTAGGACACTGCGTTAATGTCTTAGTTGGAGTTAGTGTAGACCCATCTACAGGATATGCGTAGCCATCCCATAAAAAGTTATTCTGACCGCTATAATACACAGGTTTACCATCAAGTAGCAATGTACCGCCACCATCAACTCGTAAAGTCCAATAATCATTTATAGCATCCGAATAATCACCAGCAACTTTACCTGTTTTTAGAAAGAGCACACCTTCCCCTTCATTATCAGCTACGTCCTTCATGTACGCTCCATTCAGACCAGTGATATCACCATTCTGCAATTGAATTGCCGCAGTGTTACCCCATTTATTAGCGGCATTTACTTTTACTGTACCTGAGAATACACCATCACCAGTTGTAGCATCTATAGAGAATACAAGTGAACCATCTGATAGTTTCGTTATCTCAATTCCTTGTTGAGCATTAAGTTTTAATTTATTTAATAAACTAGTAATGATGATACCGTCAATGTCATTGATAACTACTCCGTTATAATCGGTATCAGATAATACTGTACGATTAGTTACTTCTTCAGATGTGGCAACAGGGGAAAATTCCTCCCCATCAGTTTCTTCATATGGTAATGGTAATTCAGTTTGTTCATAACTTTCAGCCATTGACCACACCTCCTATTTCGGTGAACTATATTTGAATACAAAGCCAAAACTTAGTAATTGAACATTACTTTTAACTTCCGCTTTAATGATGGATTTAATGTATCTAAATCGACCATTAACTGGTAATATGAATTTTTGAGAGTCTGTACCATTTTTAGTTGGGTCAACGGTTACAGGTGAGATTAATAAATTTGTAGTACTATCAGCGGTTAATACTACTACAATACTTGTATCGGATTGTACTTTTGAAATAAGTTGAAATTGTTTTAATTTCTTCTTGTGATAAGGCAAACCGTAGTCATAATCTTTTGATGCAATAGTCATAGTAAATCGTGTTTTTAAATCATCCATGAATACATCTTTAGTTAATTTATGCAACTGTCCTGTTTCATCTGGTGTTAGATATAATGAGCCGTTAATTGATTTCATAGTTGAATAATTATTAGCTACATAATCTCGAACCCATACACCTAATTCATAATAGAATCTGTAAATATGACAATTAGTACCTGTTTGAACATACAAATAATATTGGTCATTGTGTATCATTCCAATAACTTTTTTAGATACACCATTTAAGTCAGTTGTTAGTGCATCTTTAATCTCTAAATCAATCCTTTCTACATTTAATTTATCTGTAGTAGAATAGTTGAATGATTTTAGAATATACACACTGTTGTCTCTAGATACAAATACAATATAATTCTTCATTACTTGAACTGAATACGGATGTTTAGTACCTATGGTAGTATGAATTGGTATTTTTGCATATTCCGATGGTGCCACACCTGTAATCATTTGAATTGAATTTGTTGTAAAACAAACTAAGAAGTTCTTATATTGAATTACAGAATTTAAACTACCTCTGGTTGGGTCACTTATTCGCATAATATTTGTTCTAGGGAAATAAGCAAAATTGTTCAGATGAGATGTATACATGTGGTCTGGATTATTCGTATCACCATATAGAACTAAACGGTCATAATGTAATAAAATTCGATTACATAATTTCATATCTTCAAAGTTAATAGTCGCTTCTGGCTTTGCATCTGGTGTAGATGCTACCCTAAACTTAGGAATGATATATTCATCTAACGTAACCGTAGTTCCATTTTTACGAATCTCACATTTAATTTGGTAATCTGTATTCTTACCGAATTTATGAGACATCGTTTTAGTCAAACCCCAATCAGCCCATTGAGTGAATTTAGGCTCAGTTACATACTTAGATGAAAACTTATATTGTAAAGTATCTGATGCAATCTTTTCTGAATATGCCGTAAACGTTACGCTTTTATTTACGACTCCATATCGTTGGTCACTTTTAATACCTAAGATGTTATTAGATGCTCCAGCTGTAATGTCAGCTAGGAAATTATCGGGGTCAGCCGCATATCCATTAGTTCCAATGTACAAGGCTTCAAGTCCAGTAGGTTTATATGCTTGAACTAGTGAAGCAGTAGTACCATCGAATTTAACTAATCCACTACCTGTAGCGATATACAATAGCGTTCGATATTGAACTGCTTCAACTGGTCTAGTTGTCTGAAACCCACTTGCTAAATCAGTAATTGGTAATAATGTAGTCGCTCCTGTTTGTTCGTTAAGTTTATATAATTTTCCACCAATAGCATGAATGATAGTACTATTATTAAGATTATCATAATAAAACAAACCTTGAGAAACACCTAAGTTTAAACTACCTAGAACTTTTGTTCGAGCATAGGCTTCTCTATTGGTTACAATTCCACCAGCTACGATGTTTACATTTTGCATGAGAGTAAATTCATTATCGTTTAATTTAGATGGATGTTCTTGTGTATTCATTCCTCCATCGAAGGAACTAAAGACTTCCATCTGTTTATCTGATGTATTGACTGAGTAAGGTTGTCTCGCCATTCATATCCCTCCTAAAATGCACTCCACCATCCGTAAGGTGGATTATTTAAATCTGAATTATTTTCAAATACGATTGTAATTTTGTCATTTGGAACTAAGGAAATTCCCTTAAATGTAATAGATTTTGTATTTAGATTAATACTATAATACATTGAATCTAAAAGTACATTATTGTTATAAACTGTTATTACATCAAAATATGAACCATATGGCATAGTTAAAGTATACAAGAGAGTACCAGCATTTTCCACTATTATTTGTTGAATATTGTAATCAGTTCGCACACTAGGTTGTAGCACCATGTCACGTTGCATTGTCCTAACCATATCTGCGAATTGATTCATAAAATATACACCGCTATTGTAATCTGAATCAGATTCTCTGTATTTACCTACAGAAAATAAAACTAATGACTCATGATATCGTACATCAAATTCTGGTTCATAAGTAATCGGTTTCCCAGTAGTCACTGGGATATTCGCTTGTAATGCTTGATTGATACGATTGATAGCTTGGTCTACCCACATCGTAATGTTGTTATTAGAAATACCTGTATCGTTTTCAGCCAATGATTTAACTGCGGTAAATATCTCACTCATTTTCATATCAATTCCTCCTATTTTTATATTAATTGCCTGTTAAACTGCGTATTTGTAACCATGTACCTGGAGTTCCTGTAACCGTACATATCCATCCAGTGATTACATACTTACTTCCTGTTGTACCCAGTTCCGAAGGTAAGGTATTCCATACTCTATCTCCCCTAGTCCACCCATTAATAGTAGGTGCGGCAGAACCCCATTCTTGTTTATTAACTGCATCTACACTGAATATAGACTTTACGTTAATGTTTTCTGTCTGGAATCGTCTAGCTAACAATTTAAAATTTTGGTCAGATACTCCACTGAATTGAGTAGCAATTGAACCGTTGGTCAAGTTTGCTTCTTGTAGTATACAACCTTCTACAGTTGTACCACCATCTTGTAGGTAAATTACACCCATTACCCCATTAGCTTCTACCGCTTCAATATTGAACTTCTTTACATCTGATTTAAAACGGAAAGCATTGGAACTAGATGCACCAAAACATGTAATTGTACCACCTTTCCATGAACCACCGTATACTTTGAATAGTTGAAATGCATCTACATTTGGTAAACCAGAACCAGCAAGTAATCTAAATTCTCCATGACAAGCTTCAAAATTAACGGAACGAACTACTTCAGTCTCGCCAATTTTTACACGTTGTCCGCCAATATAACAAGAGTCAAAGTTATAAGAATCTAAGTTTACAGTTCCGTTGATTTCGATAGCAATATCTGTGGCATCTACACGTCCGAATGTACAATCTTCTGCTTTGAATACTCCACTGTTGAAACCATCTGCGGTAATCTTTAAAGCATTACCACCTACAGTGGAACCGTATCCTATTCTCACACGCTTCATGGAAATGTGAGATACATTAGATGTCTGTAAAGCAGTGAATCCACTGGCTATATTCTCAAACGTGACATTCTCTAAATAATGTTGAATAGGTATATTACCAGCTAAGTTAGCTACTACATCCCCTATTCTCAATCCATTCGCAGTTCCATTTAAGTCAAAACGTAAGTTTTTAAATGAATTACGTTGATGTTTACTTGATGTAACCATTGCCCACGATGAACCTATATAATGTAACCGTGAACCAGTTGTACCTTCTCCGATACCTTCAAGGAATACATTCTCAGGAACTAATAACGTCTGACTATACTTATATTTAACAGGAGGTTTCGGAAAGAATATAGTTCCACCACCGGCATTAAATACATCCGTAATTGCTTGTTGGATTTTTATACCATCATCCGTAACATCATCACCAACTGCTTTATAATCAACTATTACATCTACTCGATAATTGTTACTTTTATTTTTAATATCTGTTAATTTATTAGATACACTTTTACCATCAGTATCAAAAACCAATTGAGCATCAATTCCAAATGACATATTATTTCCTCCTTATGAATAAATTAATTTATCAATTATAGATTCACAATTTTGTCCAAGTGTAAAGTAATTATTACCACTATACAGGGGTTATAGTTTTAATACCTGTTCCAGTTACAACTTTTATAGTGTTTGTATCTGTCCTAAACCACATTTGTCCTACTAAAGTAGTTGTTCTATCAGTTGTTCTGTTTTCTAAGATAGATAAACGTCCTGCATCGTTTTGATTACCTAAATCCGACACCCTTGTATAAGGCATATTTTGAAGATTAAATCGAGTATATTCTGCTTGTGCCGTACAAAAGATTACGTTATTAGAATGAGGAATTAACTGTAAATCCCATATCATTCCATCAAATACATTATACCCACCATTAACTGTGATAAGTGTTTGTGTAGCGTAGGAAGGTTGTATTTGTAAACTAGAGAAAATATTTCCCGAACATTCAGCAGGAACAGTTACTTGTGAGGAAATATTAATCATCTCATTACAACCTTCTAAGGTGAAGTTATTAAAACGATTTGCATTAATATAAGCGTTTCCGCTTGGAGTAGGTGCAGTACATTGCAGAGACACTCCTACATTCATGCTAACGATTTTCACATTATCAAAAACTAAGAAAGATATTTCATCGTTTGCATTTCTAGATAGAAGTTTTACACCCGTTGCTTTACGGTAGTCGTTCCAATCAATAATCTGCATGTTTCTCACGGCTGTACGGTTCCATGAATTGTAATAGCGATACACAC